CGTCGAGGTCCTTCACTAGCGGACGACGGGCGTCGCCCTCGCCGCCAATGAGCATCTCGCTCACCAGCGGTCGCAGCGCCTCCAGGGTCACCATCTCGGCGACGGCGCTTTCGATCTTGCCGATCAGCTCCGCCGCCTGCTGCGCCTGCAGCTTGCCGATCATCTCGCGAATGACCGTCGCCAGGTCGCTGCCGGCGTTGAGGTTCAGACCCATGGTGACGCAGGCGTCGGCCATCTCGGACAAGACCGCCTGCGCCTGCTCGAACACTGTGAGCTTGCCTTCCAGGTCGGCAACCTTCGTTTCGAGCTGGGCGTTCGCCGCCTTCAGGGTTCCGACTTCCTGCCGTGCCGCGTCGCGCTCGCTGCGCATCTCGGCCAGCATCTGCTCGTTAATGTCGCTCATGCGTGTCTCCATTTCGCTCGTCAGCGACGGCTGGGCTGCCGTCTCCGGGATGCCCACCCGCGCCGGGTCGGCAATGTCGATTGAGTACAGTTCCAGGTCGATCACCCGATTGCCCTCGGCCACCGGCGGCGGCCCGAAGACGCTCGTCCCCACGCGTGCGTTGGTCGCTCTCGCCTTGCGAAAGTGATCAATCGCCTGCTCGGTCAGCGGCAGCCCCTTGGCCCAGGCGACGCCGTCGACCAGTTCAGCCGCCAACCAGCGGATGGCGGGCGGGTCATAGCGCGTCGCCAGCTCGCTCGCGGACAGGTGGCCCCAGCGCCCCTCCGGTCGCTTTTTGTTGATCTGCTCCACCAGGCTTCGGACAGCCGACTCGGTGTACACCCGACCGCTGCCACGGCTTTTCGCGTTCACCCGCCCCACGGGCAGCGTGACGAAAAACGCATCCTCGCCCAGCGCCTCACGATCAATGTCGCTCGGAAGGGGAATGTCAGGGAAGTTCCCGCGGAACTCGCCCACCTGTTCGAACAGCAGTTCCATTGCCATTGCAGCGCCTCGTCCTGGAATCAAAACCACCTGCGAAAAGTGTGCAGGTGGTTCGTGCGAATTATCGGCGCAAGGGCAGATCAGGTGCGCTATACTGCTGTCGATCACTGCTACCAAGGAGATAAGAGCGTGAGCGACGAAAACAAAACACAACAGCACCCAGCCTCTGCTTATTCAATCAGCAAAGGCTTCGAAGACTCCGCGCTAATGGTAGATGTCTCGGCAACACAAGACACAGTCGCCAGCTTCCTTGAAGCTGAGGGGTACACGTTCATCGAACGGGGAGTGCTCGCAACAGGGCACGACGCATTTATCTACAAGACGAATACGTATAAGGGGACCTCTTTCGCGGTCCAGGTCACCGTGGGCAATGAAAGCCACCCGATCCTGTGCAGCAGGTTCATTGATCTGCATAGTTACCTTCTGACTGCCGGCTACACCAAGTCATACTAAACCTGTACGGCGGCCAGACTGAACAACCTGGTCGCCATCCAACGTTTGTCGGTTCAGGGTTCATGAGGCTGGAAGATCGCGCGCGCGTGGATAAAAGCCCTGAGGAAGTCGAACCCAACGACAGTCCTATCGTCCAGGAACCGAGCAATCCAGTTAGCGTGAGGAGAGTTCAACTCAGAGATTGTGAGATCATAAGGCTGGTCGAGCCGCATCAGGCCAAAATCGACGACGGCCCACGTGCCATATTGCTCAATGATGACAGGCGGTGAGGCGTCACCACGCTCAGCGGTCCACCAGTTGGCCCCCTTTGCGACCTGAAGGATTGCGCGTTCTCGCTCCTTCTCTGCGTCGTCGTAACTCGCTGAGCAGAGCTGCTCGACTTCATGCGGGTACAGAAGCGGAATTTTCGAGGGTTTATCACTGCGCGGCTCGGTCATGACGCCGCTTCCTCGTACGTGACATAAACGTAGACGACGTGGCGCGGATCGATGTTGTTCCAGACGGAATGCTCTACTTCAACAACCTTAAACCTGCCCTTGCCCGGTATCGCGTCGGGGAAATTCCAGCCATCCAGTTCGATGTAGTCACCAACATGCACAGCCATAAATGGGGTGTCTGACCAGAGCGAGAGAATGGCATCGCTGCCTTTGCGGTGCTCGGTATCATAGACCTGCAGGGAATAACGTTTGTTGTTCATAGGAGCCTTCCACAATGATGCTTCTGCGTTGGCTCTATTATAGACGCCTTATCACTGAGGGCGACCAGCTGGAAGCGCTGTCTTCGCTACACCACCCGCTCCACAAGCAGCATCAGCACCGTCCCCAGTAGCTCCAGCAGGAACCCTTGCTGATTCGCAGGGGTGACATACGGAGGCGGTTCACCGGCGGCCATCAGCTCGCGGAGACGCGCGGTCACCTGCGCTGGCGCCGCGCTCACCTGAGGCACCAGGCAGCACAAACAGTGGGGATGGTCCGGATACGGCGGGATTGAATCCAGGGCATACGGCCCGTTGGCCGCGTTATCGTCGCAGTGATCGGTTTTAGGGTGACTCGCGCTGAGCCGCCAGGCCATGCGCTCGACGTACGGATTTGCCCGGGCGGCCGCCATCGTCGCCCGCCCATGCGCCGCGGTGATTTCAGTGCGCGCAAGCCTCATCCCGTCGAATGAAGCGTCTCTACCGTACGGTTTCTTCGCCCTCAGCGGCGCGCGGTTGGGCAGCAGAAACCGCTCGACCTGGCGGCTGATCTCTATAGCGCTTGTCCCATTACGAATGCCTTCGGCCACCAGCGCGTCAAGCCGCATGCGCGTGCGCGTCCCCGCGTGCCAGATACGGTCGCTCAGCCGGTAGCCGTTCGGGTCGACCCACAGGTGCAGCGGGTCATACTGCGCGAGCGGGTTGGGCCGGAACACGTCACCCGCCTCGATCTGCTCCGAAACAGGCCGAGGCCTGGCGCTCCCAAGCCAGGCAAACACGTCCGGCGGCACATTCCGTTTCAGCCAGTCGTGATGCGCGCGCACCACTGCCGCGGTCACGTTGACCACCGCGACATTGAGCGCCTGCGGGAAGGGCGCGAGCGCGGTCACGCCGTCACGCCCGTAAACGCTGCGGCCATCCCGCGCGACAAACAGGCGCTGGGCAACCTCCCCCGCAGCACTCACCACGTCCGCCTCGCGGCCCGGCGGGATCAGGCCGTCAAAGCCGGAGGCCCGCGCAAGCACCGCCCCAATCTCGCGCGCCGCATCGCCGTAGAGGCCAATGGCGGTTCTGCGAAAGCGGACCTGCGCGCTGTAGAGCGCCTTCGCGCCCGCGATCTCAGGCATCAGGCCGCCGCCCTGCCGTCATCGGCGTCTTCGTCGTCATCTTCCTCGCCGCCGCCCTGCCCCGCCAGCCGCGCGATTTCCCGGTCTGCCTGCGCTTCAAACTCTGCCGCGGCGGCTTCGGCTTCCTCGTCCGCTGCTTCGATCTCGGCCGCCGGGTCCTTGACGAGGTCAAGATTGCCGAGCGCCGTCTTGCGGGTCATCAGGCCTTCCTTGCGCGCGAACTCGATCTTCTTGAGCTTCAGTTCTTCATTCTCGTCGGTCAGTCCCGGCCACTGCAGCACGATATCGGCATCCGCGTCCAGCCCCGGCTCGACGAGCGCGCGGTAGGCGACCCAGATTTTCAGCAATTCGACAATCAGCGGGTCAAGCTGCATGCGCCGGAGTGAGATAAACAGCTCCCAGGCCGGCATCTGCGCGTCGACGCTCGCCTTGCTCGACGCAATCGCGCCGCCCCAGACCCATTCCGGCACGTGGCTGTGCTGGAGCATCAGGTAGAACAGGTTCTTGAGCATCCGCCAGGCGTCGTCGGTGAAGGGCGCCGGCGACTTAAAACCGAATTTGCCGTTGGTGATGATCATGTCGAGTGAGTCGAAATCGACCACCGGCACCGTGAGCTGCTCGCCTTCCTCGGTGGTGATGGTCTTCGTGCCGGTCGCAATCGCGTTCAGCGCCGCGTCAATGTCCTCGACGTCGTCCATCGCCGGGATCGGGTTGCCCATGAGCTTCACGCCCTGCAGCGTCTTGGTGAGCGTGTCGTCGTACTCGCCGAGCAGTTCGAGCAGCGCCTCGACTTCCGGACGCCCGTGCAGCTCGTTCGAGCCGCGGTTGTTGGCGTAGTGCACCACCGGCAGCCGGCCAATGACATTCAGGAACCGGTGCACGCGCGCGCCGTCGGCGTCGATCGTGCCACCCTGATCAAGCCCTGTCACCGTATCCAGCGGTTTGTCGCCGCTGACCTTCACACGGATCGTGCGCCCTTCCAACCGGAATTCGTCTGTGATGTCGGCGCGGTCGAGCTTTGACACGATACGGTAGCCGAGCACGCGTCTGGGTTCCAGGTCGTCGGGGATGATCTCGACCTGATTCGGCGGCACCTGTGTCAGCGAGCCGTCCGGATTGACGACCAGGTACGAATCGCCCAGCCGCATACCCTCGCTCACCCAGTCGATCAACGTCTTTAGCTCGGCACCCAGGAATTCGTTCAGGGCTTTCTCGGTCGCCGGATGATCGCAGCGCGCCGTCACGCCCTTGCCGAGCGCCCAGGCGACGATGTGATGAATGATCGGCTGGACAAACAGCCCCGCCAGTTTGTAGGTCGCCCGTTTGCCGCGCGCCAGCTCGTCCCAGAACCGGTAATCGGCTTTGGTCGCGTCAATCGTCGTCGTGACCGCGCCGTACAGGCTCGACGCCCGCACGGCCACGCGGCCAATCATTTCGCCGATCCAGCGTCTCGCCCGTTTTCTGACTGCCATACAGCCCCCTCTTGTTAGCGCCGCCCGCGCCTGCCGTACAATCCGCTCGTCGTCACCCTGACCGTCGCGCTCGCCCCACCGCCGTCGACATAACGCACGGCGTAGCGCACGCAGTCGAGGCCGTGGTTATTCGCGTCCACCGGCGCTTCCTTCTTCGTCTTGCCATCCTGGTCTTTGGGCCAGACGTACATCGGGAATTCGTCGGCGGTGCACACCGGCAGATGCACCTCGGCCAGCCGCTCGTCGCGCTCCACCAGCGCGTCCCGGAATATAAATAGCCGCGGCTTGCCGTCCCCGGCGGGTTTCAACCGCGCCTGCACCGCCTGGATGCCGACGGTAATCTCCTTTTTGGCGGCGACGGTGGGCACGCCGTGCTGCTTCAAGGTTGCGCGATCTTCGGCGTCATGATCGGCAACTGTCGTTTCGATCTTTTCGCCGCGCGCCGCGCGCCGCCGTTTTTCCGCGGTGGTCAAGGCGCGCCACGCCTCCGGATCGAGGCCCGCCGTGAGGCGCAGAATGTCGTCGGCATGCTCCTCAACAAGGCGCTGCGTCATGTAGATCTCGCGATACAGGTACATGCGCCCGTCGGGGTCCACAGCCCACCACTGCGTGACGAAGGGGTTCGAGAATCCGAAGTCCGTCGCGCGGAACCGCCGCCAGCTTTTCGGAATGGGGAAGGGGTCGATCAGGTGCAGCGCTTCGTTCCAGTCGCCGTACACCACCCCTTCCGCGAGCGCCCACTTGCCTTCCAGATAGCGCTCGCGCCAGACGCCGGTCAGCCGGTGCAGCTTGCCGAGCACGTAATCCCGCCCCTGCGGCGTCCAGTCGCTCGCTGCCGCATCCCAGTAGTACGGGTTATCGCGATGGAAGGTATTCAGCAGCAGGCACTGCCCCGCGTCGCAGCGCTGTTTGAGCCAGTGCTTCGGCGGGCCGGGATTCGTGTCGCCGATGACCTGCTGGAAGGGGATCACGTAGTTGCGGTTGCGCATGACGAAGGTTTCCCAGTCCACCTCGTCAAACTGCACCGCTTCGGCGGCATAGATGAGGTCGTATTCGGCGGAGAGAATGCGCCCTGGCCTGTCCATGCCGCCGACGACGATCTCCGAACCGTTCGGATAGCGGTAGGTCTGCCGGTATTCGCGCTGTACACCCTTGCAGATGGGGTTGTCCAGGCCAAGCACGTCGCGCTCAAACGTGACGAGCGTCGACTGCGCGAGGTCGGCCCGCACCTTACGCACGATGAGCGCGCGCGCGCCGGGATACTGCATCATCAGCCGGTGGATTTTCAGGAGAATCGCGAGCGTCTTGCCGGTGCCCGCGGCACCCACCAGCAGCACTTCGGAGTCGGTCAGGTCCTGGACAGCGAGGTTGTTCCCGCGCAATTCGTACTGGCGCAGCGCGGCGAAGCGCTCGACCTCAAGACGCGCCTGTGCCCGCTTCAGCGCTTCCCGCATCAACTGCGCTTGCGCCGCGGCGGAGATGTTCCTCAAACTGCCGTGTGAGTTCGTCAAGTTGAGCATCCGGGTCCAACCCTGCCTGCTCCAATTCGCGTCGCCAGTCGACTTCCAGCCGGTCGCCCCACTCGTCCTTGTAGCGGCGTTTCAGGTATTCAATCGCCGCGCGCCAGTCGCCCTGCATGCGCCGCTTCGTTTCAACCGTCTTCATCCGCTTGTACTCGTACGGTTCGCCATTGCGCCGGAAGCGCGTTTCCGTGAACGTTTCGACCGTCTTCTCTGTCTGTGTCCAGGGACTCATCGCCGTGCGCAGCGTGCCGATGGCCGCCATCTTCGCCGCTTCCTGCGCGCGCGTGACCGCGTCGGAAAAGTCGGAGTACGGCGCTTCGCCCGCCTCACCGCGCTTCAACCACTCGTAAAAGGTGTCGCGGTGAATCCCAACGTGCCGGCAGACGTCGGCAATCGTCGCGCCGGTTTTGAGCGCTTTGACGATCTGCCGCTGCAATTTCGCATCCAGTTTCGTCGGCCTGCCCATGCGTTCCTCAAATCAAAAACGCGCCCTCAGCTTCCAGCCTACCGGCGCGTGCCAACGATCATCGGCGTTCAGTTCAGATAGATGTCGCCGACCAGGTCGTCGAAGCCCGGCAGCGGCGGCTGCACGATCAGCTCGTCATCCTCAACGACCGGAAGCCGCGTCAGGGTCGAATACGAACGCGCCGGGTGAAGGCCGAAGACCCGCAGCATCACGTCGCGCTGCCACTCGAGTTCGGCGGCATACCGGCGCAGCCGCGCATACTCCGCCACCAGGTACGCCGGCTCGACTTTCGTCACCGGCAGCCAGCCGCCGCGCTCGCCCACGCGCAGCACCAGCCCGCGCCGCTCCATCGCCGCCAGGTAGCGCCTGCAGTTGCGGTCGCCCTTGCCCAGCCGTGCCTGCACTGCAATCGTGCGCACCGGCTCGCGTGTGCGCTGATACACGTCGGCGACGATCCTGAAGACGGCGCGTTCCAGGTATGACATTGGTGTTTCGGCAATGGCGACGCCGCCCACCGTTCCCCCTGCGAAGCGTTTTAGAACAAGTGTATCAACTCTTTCTTTCAGGATGGGCAAGCGTTTTGACTGCGAAAGTTTGCAGTCGCGCCACCGCCGGAAGCCAGCCGCTCCTTGGACTACGCCTCCGCACCAGCCCCGCCGCCTCCAATCGGGCCGCATACCACCGCGCAGTCCTTTCGGGAATGCCGAGCGTGCCGGCGAGGACCACCGTCCGCACCGGCGCGCCCCCGTTCGCCGCGCTGAGCGCTTCCAGCGTCGATAACAGATATTCCGCAAAAGGCAGCATTCGATCCACCTCCCCGTACAGCGCTCCACCACTCTCCCACGAGACGTGTTTACCGCTGATCGCTCACGGCCAGGAGCAGCGCTCCGAAGACCACGGCGATCAGCGCCAGGATTAAAAGTTCGATCACAACCTGCTCGTCGCTCACAGCAACCTCATCGGTCCAATTCCTCTTCCAGCGCGTCGAGCCATGCGCGCGCAGCATGGATGTGCTCACGCAGCTCTTCCTTCGCCGCGCGGTCATATGGAATGCCTGTCAGCGAGCCCAGATAGACCAGATGCGCCTTGATCTCTGGCGGCATGGCAGACGGTGCGCGTTGTGGTTTTTCCCCTCGCAGGGCAGCGCGCAACTGCGATACGGACAGCTCTTCCTGCTCGGCATAACTCAGCCAGGCATCCTGGTCAGCAGGGTCGAGTTTTGCGACGGCTTCATGGTGACCAAACGACAACTTATACCGACGTCGGTATAAGTCGACGCGCGAAGCCACGTAAACGTAGTTGCGTAGCGTCTGAATCTCCTTGCCGGTTTTGGCAGCGACGAGCTTATAGCCCTCTTTGTATTTCCGCTTGCCGAAGGCCAGCAGATCGCCAAGCCACCATTGCGACGCATCGTCCCAGTGGATCACCATGTCGCGCGCCTGCGTCCACTCCTCAACCGACGTGTCCTCAGGAATGATCATCCCGACGCGTGTCATTTCGAAGCGGCCAAGCGCCATGCGGCCATCAGAAACCTGCAGATGCTGTTCCTGCTGGCGCACCGCCAGCCCTTTTGGCTGTGCCGGGCGCAGTTCCTCATCGGCGACCGTATCCTCAATGCCAAGGATTTCGGCGCTCATCCGCTGCAGTGATGTGCCGTCCCGACGCGGCGGCACGTTGGCGAAGTGGTTCACTCTTGGTAAGCGGCCCATTTCTGAATTGCCTCCTCAGCCTGATCCACGACTTCCCAGGCGTCCGCGGCGACGCCCGACTCCGGCGCGTAGGCAAACACCAGCTGCCCGTAATTGCTCGCTTCCGTCCACACGGTGCGCTGCGCCACCGGCTTCCAGACGAGATCCCCGAACGCTTCGGCCAGGTTCTTCAGGTTCATGCGGTGGTTCTCGGTCCGCGCGCGGATCAGGTTCGGCAGGATGCCAATCAGCCGCTGCGAAGATGTGCCCCGCCGTCCGAAGCGCTCGATTTTCGCGAGGCTCTTGTTGATGCCGTCGAACGACAGCGCCTCGCATACGGTGACGTAGATGAAGGCGTCCGTCGCCAGGTAAATCGAGGCGTCGAACATACTGGCGGTCGGCGCCGTATCCATCACGACAAGTTCAAATTCCGGCAGCGCCTCCGCCAGTTCGTCCAGCCGGTCGGTCAAAGTCCATGGACTCTGTTCCAGACTCGCGATCGCCGCCGTGCGCGTCGAACCGGGCAGCAGGTACAGCCCGCCCCCGGCCTGCCGGTCGGCGAGGCTGGCGGGCCGGTACGCCGCTTCCGGCACTTCCCGCACCACGTCGCCCCAGCCCGCCTTTTCGACGATCAGCCGGTACAGGCCGTCCTCGGCGTCCATGCCGAACAGCCGGGCGAGGTGTCCCTGCGGGTCGGTGTCGATCAAAAGCACCGTCCTCCCGCGCAGCGACAGCCCCGCCGCGATATGCGCGGCCATCGTGCTTTTGCCGACGCCGCCCTTTTCGTTCGTCACTGCAATCGTTCTCATCTGCCAGTCTCCTTCACTCAAACTCGATTACTTGCCAACGCCCGCCGACTCGGCCTGCTGCTCCGTCAGCGGCTCGATGCAGCGGAATTGCAGCACGATAGGCCGCCCAAAGGCGTCGGCCACCCGGTTCGCCAGGAAGCCCATGAGCCGGTTCTGGAACTGCCGTGCCGCCTCGGCATCTTCAACGCCGATCACGAGCAGGTTGCCGTCGAAGGCGAGCGGTGTCGCGCCCTGCCAGCGGGCCCAGTCGGTCGGAGCCTCCTTCTGCAGCATCGTGCTGATCTGCAGTTCGGCCATTTCCCACAACTGCTCAGACTCGGGGTCGAGCGGAGACTGCGGTTTGGGCATGCGCAGCTTGTCGGCCAGCGTGCGTATCACGGTGCCGGCGTCGCCGCCGTCGGTTCCCGGCAGATCGACTTCAAAGCTGTCATAACCCTCCGCTGCCGCCTGGAACCGGGAACGATCACCTTCCGCCTGTGCAACCATCGCCTTCTGCATGCGCCGCCAGCCGACCAGATCGCCCTCAATCCAGCGAAACTCATAGCGGTCACGCGTCGGCTTTTGCCACTTCATGCGCACCATTTCGCCGACTTCTTCGGGCGTCGCGCCCATGGTGTCGGCCCAACGCCTCGCCATGTTGTCCCAGGCCTCCGCTGCCTCGTCGTTTGGCGGCATGGCGGCGTCGCGCAGCGCCTCCGGAGTAGCGTCTAAAAACGCCTGAATGATTGGATGAAATTCAGAGGCGGGGGGAGGGGGCGGCTCCTCGCGCGCAGGCGCGCGACTCTCTCCAGATCTCTCTTCCGGACTCTGATCGCGACTCTGACTGCGACTCTGATCAGAAAGACTCTCTTCTTTGCCGCCATCGGTGACCACTCGGGCGGTTGCCGGTGGCGTCTCCTGTGGCCGTCCATGTCCGTCCGAGAGGTCATCTGTGACTTCTCGGGAGGTCACCTCTGACCGTTCGAGCGGTTGGCGGTCGCCCGTCGAGTGGTCGCGTGCATCGTCAGGAGCGTCAATCGGTGGCATCTCGAACGGTTGCCACGATTCACACCACCAGAAATCGACGGCGGCCTGAACCGCATCGAGATCAAAGCGGTACTGCAAGGTCTTGTTGAATTTATTGTTGGGGTTCAGGCGCTTATGCAGGTAGCCAAGATCAACCAGCAGCTTGAAGGCCTGCTTGACCTCGTGCTTACGAAACGCACCCCAGAGCACGTCGACCATCTCGCCCTGGCCCTGTGTCAACCAGATTTCGCCCTGCTCGCGCCACGCGACCACCCGGTCGCCAGCGCCTGCCGGTAGGCGGCAGTTCGTGCGATACTCGAACTGGTTGAGCACTGCCGCCGCACACGGATTGCCGTTGGTGATCGCCATATAAACCATACGGATGGCGGCGAACTGCTGCGCGCCGTCGGGCTCGTTCACCAGTCGGCGCGTTGGAGGAGTGACAGAATTGCGAAGGTCTGCTTGCGCATTGGCGTCCATGTACGCTATACTCTCCACGTCTTGTAAGTTCACTCGCAACGCCCGCCTAGCTTCCCGGCTCCGGCGGGCGTTGCGATTCAAGGGCTAAAAAGCAATCTCGCTCGCTGACGCCTTCTGAGGCTGCTTTGAATACCAATTGGCCATCACCTTCATGACACCGAGCGTGCGCAGACAGTCGCCGAGCGCGGAATGCGCGGGCGCGTCGACGTCAACCCCTTGCTGCGCACACGCATCCACCAGCTTCACCCAGCGGTAGTTGCCGTGGTAGTCGTTCCAGTCGCCCCAGAACTCGGCGTAGCGCAGCATGGCGCAGTGCACAGGCCTGCTGTGCGGCAGGGCTTCGAGCAGGTCGTTTCGGTCCAGACCGAACACCATGTGCTGAAGAATCGGCAGGTCATACGCCGCGTTGTAAATGACGAGCTGGCGGCCTCTGATCGCATCCTGCAGTTCTGGCAGCACGTCGGCAAACGACGGCGCGCCGATCACCATCTCGTTCGTGATGCCGTGCACGGCAATCGCGCCGTCGCTGATCGCCACCCCTGGCTTGACCAGCGTGTTGACCAGAACCCGCCCCGTTTGGTCGATCACCGCGATCTGGCAGGCCTCGGCATCGTCGCCCAGTCCGGTTGTCTCGGTGTCGAGCACCACAAAGCCTGCTGGATCGTTCAGCAGATCATGTGCCCATCTCCCGGCGCCGCGCTTGTCGTCGTTCACCGGTTCGACCAGCAATTCGTCATCCTCGCCGTCATCGTCCGGCTCGCTGCCATCCTTGGGTGTAGGCAGGGCGACGCCCACGACATTCGGATGCCAAGGACGCTCGCCCAGGCGCTCCGCCATCGCCCGCGCCACGTCCTCGGGCACGGGCGTAATGCTGTAGATCGACTGCGCGCCGTAGAACTTGGTGAAACCGGGCAGGTGCGTCGTTTCCGGCACGTCGACGCGCATCATCGGCGCGCCGAATACGACTTCTTCAGTCACCTTGCCGGCGAGCTGCACGTGACCCATGATTTCGACCAGACACCATGCTTCAAACATCCGTTTTCCTTTCGTTTCATAAAGTCAGATTTGCGTTACACTACCGATGTACGGTCTTCGTGTCCTGCCTCTGCAGCCCACAGAACACACTTTTGCGCATTAAGGACATTGCCGATGCTTCTCCGTGACGCCGTCGACCTATTCCTCGGAGAGTACAAACCGTCTACACAACAGGCCTACCGTGGCCCCCTGTACCGGATGCGCGACTGGCTCGGACCAGCACGCCCACTCGAAAACCTTCAGTCCGCTCACTTAGTTGAATATTTCCAGGACGTGAAGGCTCATGGCTATTCACCGGCGACTTTGCAGAAACACGCCAAGTCGATCAAAACCTTCTTTAACTGGTGCGTCCGCCTCAGGTTGATGGAGTCATCACCGGCTCGGTTCATCAGGGCACCGAAGCCGCCTCGGCTAATCTCACGTGAAAAGGCGATGCGCGATGACGAGTTGGAGCGCATTCTGGAATATCTGCTCCACAAAACCGTGCCGAGGGACT